GAAAGTAATATACATGTCCAAAACAAAAGAGCTTACCACGAAACAGTCATCGTTTCTTGAAAACTTAGTAGTGTGTAACGGCGATACAAGAAAGGCAGGAGAACTTGCAGGCTATTCAGCCGCTTCAGTTCCAAGCGTTGTAAAGAGTTTAAAGACCGAAATACTAGACATGGCTGAAGGCATACTCGCACAGAGCGCCCCCAAAGCCGCTTTAAAGCTCGTAGACATTATGGATAGTGCTGATCCTATACCACAAGCTAATATACGCATACAGGCCGCACAGACCATCCTAGATCGCGTAGGACTAGGCAAAACAGATCGACTTGATGTAACAGTAAATACTGGTGGTGGTTTATTTATTCTTCCGGCAAAAAACGAGACAGTTATTGAAGGTGTTTATGCAGAGGAGAACTAGTAGCACTATTCCTTTTGGTTATGCTATCAACGAAGCTAACCCAGAGTTTGTAGTAGAGATACCCGAAGAACTAGAAGCTTTAAACAAAGTTCTTCCTATGGTTAAGGACAGTGCTATTTCTTTGCGTGAAGGAGCTATGTGGCTTGAACACATTACAGGTCGTAAAGTTTCACACACAGGTTTAAAGAAAATAGCCGACAAGCATGGATAAAGATTGGGATATTAATCCCGACAGCTATGTTAAAGATGAAGAAGGAAACTTCATACTTAAAGTAGACGGAACTCCACGCAAGAAAGCAGGTAGAGCTAAAGGCTCAAAAGGACGAGGCTATACTTACCACTCGCAAACTAAAGCGAAGATGGATGCCAAAAAATCAGTAAGAGAAAAAAACAAAAAGTTAAAAGCCGCTCAAGCTAAAGTAGACAATTATAAGAAGTCAATTACAAAAACTAAAAAGACTTTAAATAAACTAGAAGGCAAAGATGCCTCCAACGTCATAGAAGACGTAGAACTAAAACTAGTTCCTCCTTCTTTAGCAACCGAAGCTCAAGAGGAAGTAATCTTCAAAGCCAATGAAGGCCCACAAGAAAACTTTCTTGCCGCAGGTGAAACAGATGTCCTGTATGGTGGAGCCGCAGGTGGCGGTAAGTCTTATGCGATGTTAGTAGACCCACTGCGATACGCACATAGGTCAGCCCACAGAGGTTTAATACTTAGACGCTCAATGCCAGAACTAAGAGAGCTAATAGATAAAAGCCGTGAGTTGTACCCTAAAGCCTTCCAAGGCTGTAAGTATCGTGAAGTAGAAAAGCTATGGACATTTCCTAGCGGCGCTAAGATAGAGTTTGGATTCTTGGAACGAGATGCAGATGTTTATCGTTATCAGGGACAAGCATATAGTTGGATAGGGTTTGATGAAATTACACACTTGCCCACAGAATTCGCTTGGAACTACCTAGCTTCTCGTCTAAGGACGACTGATCCAGACATAGTACCCTACATGCGGTGTACAGCAAACCCCGGCGGTGTGGGCGCTACGTGGGTTAAAAAGCGATATATAGACCCTATACCACCCAACGAGTCCTTTGAAGGTGCTGATGGACTAACAAGAAAATTTATACCTGCCAGATTGCAGGATAATCCTTTTCTTGCTTCTGATGGCAGATACGAAAGAATGTTAAAGGCTTTGCCGCCTACACAGCGACAACAGCTTTTAGAAGGGAATTGGGATGTTTCAGAAGGTGCGGCATTCACGGAGTTCACTCCAGTACTCCATGTTGTTACACCTTTTGAAATCCCAATAAACTGGGAAAGAGTCAAGGGGATTGACTACGGCTATGCTTCTGAAAGTGCATGTGTGTGGGGAACAATAGATCCAGAAGACGGAACACTAATTATCTACAGAGAACTGTACAAAAAAGGTTTACTAGGTACAGAGTTAGCAGAGATGTTAACAAATATGGAAGTAGAAGACCCATTCTCAGTTGCAGGTGTGCTTGATACAGCGTGTTGGAGTCGAACAGGCACTACAGGCCCAACAGTTGGAGAAACGCTCTTACGCGCAGGACACAAGCTTAGAAGAGCAGATAAAAACAGAGTTCAAGGAAAGATTCAAATCCACGAATACTTGAAAGTAACGCAAAGCGGTAGGCCACGATTACAAATATTTAATACATGCCCGAACCTGATACGCGAACTTCAAAGTATTCCTCTGGATAAGAGTAACCCCGAAGACGTAAATACTCATGCGCCCGATCATGCTTATGATGCCTTACGTTATTTAATAATGTCTAGACCTAGAATCAATGATCCATTGAGTCAGATGCGACAAATACAAAGAGAACAAGTATTTAGACCTGTTGATTCTACGTTTGGATATTAAATAGGAAAAACCTTTAATGGCAGATGATAATTTTTTTGAAAGTGCAGATAATATTTACCTATCAGAAGTAGAAGGCGAGAAAGGTTTGAGCTTAGAGCTTGAGCCTGATTTACGTTCTATACTTGTTGGTTTAATTGAAGATCGTTTTGCAAGTGCTGAAACAGCACGAGAGTCAGATGAAAGACGATGGATGCAAGCCTACCACAATTTCCGTGGTTTATACCCCAAGCACGTTAAGTTCAGAGAGTCTGAAAAATCTAAAGTCTTCATCAAAGTAACAAAGACTAAAGTACTTGCGGCCTTTGGACAACTAGTAGATGTAATCTTTGGAACAGGTAAATTTCCAGTAGGCGTAAGAGAAACACATATCCCCGAAGGAATTTCTAAGTATGTACACCTTGACAATACGCCAAGTATTGAAACATCCGAAGCCCCAGAAGGCATGTCAAGCCCTACAGAAGAACCAGAAAATCCGTTTGATGTTGGATACGTAGGAGATGGTAAAGTATTAAAAGCAGGAGCTACAATGTCAGGCTCCGAAGGTTTATTTGAAAACAAAGTAGAAAGATCAAAATTAAACTTTGTTGATGGCCCTTCTCCTAATCCTCAAATGCTTGAAATGTCTCCTGCTAAAGAAGCCGCAAGAAAAATGCAGGAGCTTATCCACGATCAAATTGAAGAATCTAATGGCTCTAGTGAGCTACGTAATGCGCTTTTTGAATCCACCCTTTTTGGAACAGGTATCGTAAAAGGCCCATTCAACTTTAATAAAACATTAAGTAGATGGACTGTTGATGAAGAAACGGGTGAAAGGGATTATAACCCTGTGTCTGTTCGTGTTCCACGTATTGAGTTTGTTAGCATTTGGGATTTCTTTCCTGACCCCAACGCTACCACTATAGAAGAATGTGAATATACTTTCCACAGACACAAATTAAACCGCTCACAAATGAGAGCTTTAGCGAAGTTACCATACTTCAATAAAGATCAAATTCGTGAGTGCTTATCAATGGGGCCTAACTACGAAGAAAGAGATTACGAAACTGAACTAAAAGATGATCAAAGAACAGAAGATTATGGTTCAGAGAAGTTTGAAGTTTTAGAGTACTGGGGAATTATGGACGCAGAACATGCCAGAGAAGTAGGCATGGAATTACCAGAGGATGTAGACGATTTAGATGAAGTACAAATTAATGCTTGGGTTAGTAATGGTAAGCTTTTGCGTGGTGTTGTTAACCCATTTACCCCGTACCGCCTTCCATATAATGCCTTCCCATACGAAAGGAATCCGTATAGTTTCTTTGGAATCGGAGTCGCTGAAAACATGGACGATTCCCAACAGATAATGAATGGTCATGCACGTATGGCAATTGATAACCTTGCGCTATCAGGCTCTTTAGTATTTGATGTAGACGAATCTGCACTTGTTGGCGGTCAAAGTATGGAAATTTACCCCGGCAAAGTCTTTAGAAGACAAGCAGGTCAAGCAGGTCAAAGCATTTATGGCATGAAGTTTCCTAATACTTCTCAAGAAAATATGATGATGTTTGACAAGTTCCGACAGCTTGCAGACGAACAAACAGGAATACCTAGTTACTCGCATGGTCAAACAGGCGTACAAAGCATGACACGTACAGCATCAGGTATGTCAATGCTTCTAGGTGCGGCAAGTTTAAATATTAAAACGGTTGTCAAAAACTTAGATGACTTTTTACTCAAGCCTTTAGGCCAAGCATACTATCAATGGAACATGCAGTTCTTTGAAGGCAAGCTAGGTACAGAAGGTGATTTAGAAATACATGCTATGGGTACTAATAGCTTAATGCAAAAAGAAGTACGTAGTCAGCGATTGACAATGTTCCTTCAAACTGCACAGAACCCTGCGATTGCACCGTTTGTTAAAATATCTAAAATTGTCAGTGAGCTTGCTTATAGTCTTGATCTTGATCCAGATGAAATCTTAAATGATCCAGAAGAAGCGGCAATCATGGCACAAATAATAGGAGCGCAAAATGTTGGACAAGCAGATGGCAATCAAGCTGTCGCCCCTGACGAGCAACAAGGAGCTATGGGAGGCGTTCAAGGAGCATCTCAACAACCTCAAGACCTTGGAGTTACAGGCACTGGTGGTGGCAACATCGGAACTGGAAATGTTCCGCAAGCAGGGGAAAGTGAGTTCTCTGGTTAATCTAGAGCAACTAAAAGAACAAATAGCAGAAGCTAAAAACAGAACAGAGGATTAATGACATGCCATACGGTAAAGGTACATACGGAAGCAAAGTAGGACGACCACCTAAAAAGAAAGAAAAAGAAAAATATATGGGTGGAGGACATTCAATGCTTAGTCGTTATGACGATGGTGGCATGGCTACGCCAAAAGTAACAGAAAAAGAAAAAGAAATGTATGGTGAAGATGCAGAAAAGTTTACATCTTTATATAATTCTTATATGCAATCTAAAGAAAAAGCTGATACGCCTGAACAAATGGAAACAATAGAAAGACGTTTTAAAGAAGTACAAGACAGTTTTGATGGAAATGCAGTTGGCGTTGCTTATAGACTTATGGACGAAGAAAAAGAAGGTAAAATGGAAGGTGGTACGATGAAGTATGCAGAAGGTTCTATGCTTGTACCACCAGAAATGGAAATGCCTGTAGATACTTATTCTAATATTCCTGAAGACGAAATGGCAGAAGCAAAAGCTTCACAGCTTCCAGACGATGAAATGGAAGATAAGTACTTAGAGTTTGTGCTTGATGAATCTTTAGATCAAGAAGATCAAGAATATTTAATGAATGCTCTAAATGGTGATGAGCGTTTAAGCGGCATCTTTGATAAAGTTATGGATGTAGCAGGAGAATTCTCTGGCGAAGGCGAAGTAGAAGGCCTTGGCACTGGAGTATCAGATTCGATTCCCGCAAGGTTATCGGACGGTGAATTTGTTTTCACCAAGAAAGCAACCGATCAATTAGGCGCAGATGAGCTTCAAACTATGATGGATGATGCTGAACGTGCTTATGATGGCGGTTTAAGAAAGAAAGCGTTTGGAGGACTAACTGATAGCGGAATGTCTGAAATCGAAGAAGAAGACGAAGAGTCTGTTATTCGATCTAGGATGATAAGCGCAGATAGTATGCCAAGCAACAAAAGGAGATAAGGCTACTCTATTTATAGACCCCTTATCATTTTAAAACCTAGAGGCCACCTTGAAGTATCAAGACCCTGTATTGTAAACGCGAACAGTACAGCCACCTTGAAAGACTAGCAAGCCCCAAAAGGAGAGTGACAATGACAACTGCAAGTGAAATGATAGACGAACCAGAAGTAAATCCATACAATGCTAGAAAAGATTGGCATGAGGATGTAAAACCTACAAACTTAGGAAGCGCAGACGGGTTATATTTTGAAAGACCTACGAAGGCCACCTCCAGTGACGAAGAGTCTACTGAAGCCCCCAAGCAAGGAAAACAAAATACTAATTATAAAAAAAGATATGATGACTTAAAAAAACATTATGATGAAAAGATAGCATCCTTTAAACAAAAGGAACAAGAACTAAGGGCAATGGCACAAAGTAGCGAACCTACTTATGAACCGCCTAAAAGTGTCGAAGACCTAGAACAGTTTAGAGAACAATATCCTGATCTATATGAAACTGTAGAGACTGTTGCACACTTACAAAGCGAACAACAAGTCGAAGCAATCAGAAGTAAACTCTCAGCTATTGAAGAAAGAGAGGCCGCTATTGCACGTAGAGAAGCTGAATCAGCCCTACATGAACAGCACCCCGACTTTGAAGATATACGAGGCGATGAAAAGTTTCATAACTGGGCAGAAACTCAACCTGAAGCAATTCAGGATTGGATTTACAACAACCCAAATAATGTTAATTTAGCCATCAAAGCTATTGATTTATATAAATTAGAAAATGGTCTAACTAAAAATACAAAGCAAAAGTCAAAGAAGTCACAATCTTCCAAATCTGCGGCAGACTTTGTATCTACCAAAACAACAGGTGTAGATGCTAAAGAACCAAAGATATGGACACAACGGGAAATCGCGGCGTTGTCCATGAGAGATTTTGATAAATATGAAGCTGAAATTGATCAAGCTATCATGGAAGGACGAGTGCGATAATTTTTAATTATTGTCTTTTAGGAGTAACATAACATGGCTTTTAACCAATCAGATCAACTTTTTGAACAAAGTACAGATACCAACGGTAACTTTGGTAACTCTGTTTCAGGGCAAACTAATGCCTTTTTCATGCCTTCAATTTTTTCTAAGAAGGTTCTTAACTTTTTCCGTAAGTCTTCAGTAGCTGAAGCAATTACCAACACTGACTATGCAGGTGAGATCGCAGGTTTCGGAGATTCTGTAAAGATTATCAAAGAACCAGAAATTACTGTTTTTCAGTATGAGCGTGGCGCAGACGTAACTCAAACTAAACTGACTGATGCAGAAACTACTCTCATTGTAGACGTAGCTAACGCTTTCAAATTTAAAGTAGACGACATTGAAACTTCTATGTCTCATGTTAACTTTAAAGAAGTAGCGACTTCTTCAGCGGCTTACGCTTTGAAGGATGCATTTGACGCAGGCGTAATTGCTAAGATTATTGCAGGTGTTTCTGCGTCTAGTCCTAACCATATCATGGGTTCTGATAGTGCTACTGACCTTGCAGAAGGTACTTTTGACGGAACTGGTAACTTAGATATTGGTTTTGGTTCAAGTGAGCATGACCCAATTGATGTTCTTTCTCGTATGGCCCGTCTACTTGACGAGCAAAACGTACCAGAAGAAGGTCGTTGGTTCCTAGCTAACCCTGAGTTCTATGAAGTTCTAGTTCAAAGCTCTTCTAAGCTACTTTCTGTTGATTTCAACGCCGGACAAGGTTCAATCCGAAACGGCCTAGTATCAACTGGTAAGTTGCGAGGATTTGACATGTACAAAACTAACAACATTGCGGCCACATCTAATGCGGCAGGACAGTGTGTAGCGGGTCACATGTCAGCAGTTTCTACTGCACAGACTATCACTAGCACTGAGGTCATCCGTGATCCAGATAGCTTTGGTGATATTGTACGAGGCTTGCATGTTTATGGAGCTAAAGTACTACGTCCAGAGGCACTAGTATCTGCATTCTACGGTATCGACTAAGTAGAAACATAAGAGAGGGGGATGAAATACTCCCCCAATCTTTTTAAGGAGTATATATGCCACAAGTAGGAACAAATGAAAAACCAATGATGATTTCAGCTAAGCCAAATGGAAAGATACTTGGAGATACAGGAAGTTTTTACAAAGCTGAAAATAAAAAAAAGTATGATGCAAACTGGGACGTAATATTTGGAAAGTCCACTAAAACTACAAAGGCAAAATAAATCATGGCAACAACCTTTTTAAAATTATCAAATGAAATCCTCAGAGAAATTAATGAAGTTGAGCTTACAAGTGCTACTTTTTCTACTTCCGTAGGAATACAAACGCACGTAAAAGATGTCATTAATAGAGCATACTTTGATATTGTCAATGAAGAACCACAATGGCCTTTCTTGTCTTTAGGCGAAAGCGGTGAGACAGACCCCATGTATGGGAATATTTATGTAGAAACAGTAGCAGGTACAAGATGGTATGAGCTAAAGCCTGAAAGTTCAGACATCACAACAGATTATAGTTATGTAGATTGGGATAACTTCTACATGACAACAGTAGGAGTGTCCGGCGAGACTGCTCCTTTTGAAGCTAGAAATTTAAGATTTATTACTATAGAAGAATGGAAAGATTTTTACAGGCTCAGCGAAAACTTAGATGATGCTGACGGCCAACAATTTGGAACACCTCAACGAGTATTTAAAAGCCCAGACAATCGCAAGTTTGGGCTTAGTGCTATCCCAGATAAAGTATATCGTATTTGGTTTTTTGCTTATGTACAACCTACAGCACTATCAGCACATTCAGATACTATAGTATTTCCTGATGTATATAGCCCTGTTCTTTTAAATAGAGCTAGATACTACGTACATCAATTTAAAGATAATGCTCAAGCGGCGGCGTTTTCAAATGACGATTATAAAAAAGGCTTAAAAAACATGAAGGCGGCTTTAATGTCTCCCGCTCCTTTTTATATTAAAGATGATAGAACGGTGTATATTTAATGGCAGGTTCACAACCTTTTGGTCTATCGTGCAAAGGCGGTTTAAATACTAATTTAAATCAGTTTGAGATGTTAGCTCAGCCGGGGCTTGCTACAGACTTAGAAAACTTTGAGGTCGATGCAGACGGCGGCTACCGTAGAATTAATGGCTTTACTAGATTTGGAAATACTAACCCAAATGGAACTAATCCAATTTTAGGTTTGTTTGTATATGCTGATGGCTTAATAGCTTGTTCGGGTACAAACATTTTTTTCACACTAGATGGAAGCACTTGGCTACAAATAAACAAAGCAAGTGTAGCAGGAAGCGGAGACAGCTTTAGTACTTTTAGTGGTCGCTCAACACTAGCAAGAACTACTCAAGGACAATGTAGCTTTGCACTTTATGAAGGTGACACAACTTACGGCGAAATAATTATTGTTGATGAGTCTTCAGCTACAAAGCCTTTTTATTTTAAAATGACAGGAACAGGCGCACTAAGTAATAGAACTTACTTTGCGGCAGAAATAACAGTATCAGGTTCTGTGTTCCCTACAGCCTGCACAGTACATGATAGACACTTAGTAGTAGCAGGAGACACAAATAATCCTAATACTATTTTTTATAGTGGAACAGATGATATAGATAGTTTTTCTAGTAGCGGTTCAGGAAGTATAAAACTAGACGATAAAGTAATAGGCATACGGGGCTTCCGTTCTGATCTAGTAATTTTTTGTAAGAATAGTATTTATAAACTTGTAAATATAAATGATGCTAATAGTGTTGCAGTTATTCCTGTTACTAAAAACGTAGGTTGTTTAGACAACCACACTATTCAAGAAATTGCAGGTGACTTAGTATTTTTAAGCCCTGATGGTGTAAGAACAATTGCAGGTACTGCGCGTATTGGTGACGTTGAGTTAGGAACAGTAAGCCGTCAAATACAAAACATTGTAGAAACAATAGCAGGAAACATTGCAGATTTAATTGTAGATAGTGTTGTATTGCGGCAAAAATCTCAGTACAGAATATTTTACACTACATTAACACAAGGCGCTAAAGACTCAAAAGGCATTATAGGCTCATTAACTACTAATGGTTTTTCATGGTCAGAAACTCTTGGAGTACAAGCAAGAGCAATTACTTCTGGATTTAGTTCAGATGGAACAGAAAAAACATTTCATGGAGATAGTGCAGGTTACGTATATACTCACGATACTGGAAACTCTTTCTTGCATTTAGGTTCTGAAGCAAACATAAGAGCAACTTATACAACTCCTAGTTATGACTTTGGAGACTTTGGAACACGAAAGAATATGCGGTATGTAAAAATATCATTCAGTCCTGAAGGAGTAGCACAGCCTGTACTGCGAGTAAGATATGACTATGAAGATGATGGAGTACCACAGCCTTTAGATTACACAATGTCAGCAGTGCCAACGCCTGCTATATTTGGAGTATCTTTATTTAACAGCACTATTTTTGGAGCATCTAATGATCCTTTAGTTCGGCAGGCTGTACAGGGCGGTGGATACTCAGTAAGCTTTAGAATAAGAACAGATGATATAAACCCACCTTTTTCAGTAAACGGTATGTACATTGATTATATGCCTTCAACACGGAGATAAATAATGTCAGGCACTAGCTATACAAGACAAAGCACTTTTTCTGATGGCGATACAATCACAGCCGCACTTTTTAATACAGAATATAATCAACTAGTTTCTGCTTTTGCTTATGCCTCTACAGGCACAACAGGACACCAACACGATGGTGGAGCAGGCGAAGGCGGCAATATTCATACTATAGGCGACCAAGACTTTAATAATAAAATAGTTGTTGATAGCTCTAACAATCGTTGGAGTGTTTATGTAGAAGTAGGCGGCAGTGCCGTAGAACAAGTACGCATTGAAGACGGTGTAGTATATCCAGTTACAGATAGCGATGTAGATTTAGGTACAAATGTTCTGCGCTTTAAAGACGCATACATTGATAGCCTTACAGCTACAGGCAACCTTACAATTGGTGGCAACATAGATGTCGATGGAACTATAGAATTTGACGGTCTATCAGGCACAGGCTCAGTTACAGTTACAGACATTTTAGATCAAGATGATATGTCAGGCAATAGTGCTACAGCCCTTGCAACTCAACAAAGCATCAAAGCTTATGTAGATTCACAGGTTACTGCACAAGACCTAGACCTGACTGATGGCTCTTCAAGCATTTCAATTGATTTAGATTCTGAAGCTTTAAGTGTATTGGGCGGCACTGGTATTGATTCTACTGCAAGCGGCAATGGCGTAACACTTGCAATAGATAGCACTGTAACTACTCTTACAGGCTCACAGACATTAACCAACAAGACCCTCACTTCTCCAGACGTAAATACTCCAGACATTGATGGCGGTACAATAGACGGTACTGTTATTGGAGGCTCTAGTGCGGCGGCAGGATCATTTACAACCGTAGGCGCTACAGGAAATATCACAGTTGGCGGTACAGTAGATGGTCGTGATGTAGCTACTGATGGTACTAAGCTTGATGGCATTGAAGCCTCTGCAACCGCAGATCAAACAAATGCAGAGATTCGTACAGCCGTTGAAGCCGCAAGCGACTCTAATGTTTTTACAGATGCAGATCATTCTAAGCTTACTGCTATTGAGGCTTCAGCAGACGTAACGGACACAGCTAATGTTACTGCCGCAGGAGCTTTGATGGATTCAGAGCTTACTTCTATTGCAAGCGTTAAGGCTCTAAACCAAGGCGTTACTACTGCTGACTCTCCAACCTTTGCCGCAGTAACGGTCAATGGCAACGTAGAGTTTGATGGCTTGTCAGGTACTGGGTCTGTAACGGTCACAGACATACTCGACCAAGATGATATGTCAGGTAATAGCGCAACGGCTTTAGCGACTCAGCAGTCCATTAAAGCTTATGTAGATGCACAACAGGACACGGTTGATACATTTGCGGAGGTGTTGGCACTTGGTAACACAACAGGCAACACAGATATTTCTGTTACTGATGACAGTAAGGTGCAGTTCCGCGATTCAGCTATCTATATAAACTCTAGCACCGATGGACAGCTAGACATTGTTGCAGATACTGAAATTCAGATAGCGGCTACAACTGTAGACCTAAATGGTAACTTAGATGTATCTGGGACTATTGCGGCAGGTGGAGTAGTCACAGCCAACGCAGGTGTAGTAGTAGATAACTTCACGCTTGATGGGACTACTCTGGCTTTAAGTTCTGGAAGTATGCTTTTAGATGTTGCAGGAGATATTATTCTTGATTCAGATACTGGCGGAGTACAGTTTAAAGATGGAGGAGTAGAGTACGGAAGAATATTAAACTCTTCTACAGATTTCGTAATTAAGTCAGCAGTATCTAATAAAGATATGTTGTTTAGGGGCAATGATGGCGGTAGTGAAATCACAGCCCTCTCCCTTGATATGTCCGATGCAGGAACAGCGACATTTAACCACGATGTAAAACTAGGTGATGATGGTCAAATTCTATTCGGTAGTTCATTTAATGGAACTATCGGTACGGCTAGTGGAGACCTTTTTATAGGTACAGCCGATGCAAATGTTTTATTTTTCAATAGTGCATCAATATTACCTGCTAACAGCGTGGGTGGAACAAGAGACAATGCTATTGCATTAGGTTCATCAACTGCTAGGTTCACAGACGCACACTTGAGCGGGACTGTTAATGCTAACAGTGCCACGTTAACTTTTGACTCAGCTTCCTATCCTAACACTGAATTAACTCTAAAAAATACTGCTCTTGGTACTGCTAGTCGAAATTCAATTTCATTTGAAAGAGCTGGTTCTGAAGTTGGTACAATTAAAGTAAGTACCTCAGCAACAGCTTACAACACTTCCTCTGACTACCGTCTTAAAGAAGATGTACAGCCCATGTCAGGTGCTACAGACCGACTCAAAGAGTTAAAGCCTGTAAACTTTGCATGGAAAGTTGATGGTTCAAGAGTAGATGGCTTCCTAGCACACGAAGCACAGGAAGTTGTACCTGAG